TTGTATAATTCGTACCTTTCAACATAGTCCTGAAGGTAATCATGTCCTACATGGTTATCAAAAGAAACTGCAAGAGCATCAGAAAGGATTGATGGGATGGCGTCAGGAGTTTTCTTCTCATTACCACCATCAGCGATTTGAATAGACTCCATCAGTGCCAAATAAATGGCACGATCACGACACCACTTCTCAGTGGTGTTCATCAACCATTCTATTTCTGCAGGTTCACTATCAAGGTGTTTGATCAGATGAGAAATTTCTTTGAAGGAAGTTTCATTGATATCCTTTCTTTTCTCTACCTCAATATTGAGAACTTCTTTTGTTGGCATCTCATTGTACTGAGATACAAAACTATGTATCTCTTCATAGAGAACTTTTTGATTAAAATCCTGAAAATATTCAGATTTGATAAAAGGAATTACTTTCCTCAGATATTCTTCATTATGTAAAAGGTTCTTGAGAACAAGAAACTCAACTCTATCCATAACTAAATTCCTTCTTAGCGATCTGATCCAACTGTTCCATTACTTCAGGAGTAAAGTACTCCTCAGGTTCTTTGAGAATTTGCTTGGCATAGATCTTCTTACCATCAATTTCATATCGTCCTGCGACATTCTTCCAGAGACCGCCCAGTTCACCGAGTTCAAGAAGACCGTAATAACGATCAAGACCACGCTCGTCATAGTAAAGACGTACTGTAACATCTTTGTTCTCCTTACTCAAACGCGACTTAGCAGTCTTAGCTTTGATAAGATTGCCGACAATTTCTGTTCCATCCTTTTCTTTTTTCTTGCTGAGATAAATGATTGTAGACGCTGCGTACTTGAGTCCGCTGCCTCCCCCCATTTCTTTAGTTGGTACGTAAGCGCCGATAACATCGTAGGTGTGGTTGGTAACGATCATTGGAATTTTTGCTTGACCCAACTTGAGAGTAAGCATTCTGAATGCTCCTTTGACCAATTGTGATTTGGTCATGTCACGAACTTGTTTGTCGTTCAGTGCATCAGTAATTTCTTTCTCAGTGGAAAGCATACCCAAAGAGTCTAGCACAAACATACAAGGTTTGCGATCTTCTGGAGACTTCTTAAGGTATATATCTACTGCTTTGAGAGCTTTGCCACGAAACTCTTCAATTGTTACAACATTAACAACAACTAACCTGTTGAGGTCAATACCCCTAGACTCAAGTAGGGATTTATTAACAGCTGCCTCAGTATCAAAGTAGAGACAATAACCATCGGGGTTAGAATCAAGAAAATTCTTAACCACAGCGAGAGAGAAGAAAGTCTTTCCAGTAGAAGACTCTCCAGCAATAGCAGTAATCTTATCCCCAGATACACCACCAAATACACTACCTGAAACCAGTGCATTAAAAATGTACGAACCTGTGTCCACATAAGTTTCAGTTTCATCTATGTCTGATGCGAGTTTGGTATAGTCATCACCAATCTCTTTTACAATGTCTTTAAGGAAATCCATTAGCCAAAAAATAACTCTAGGTTTACAACTTTTTCTACATTCCAACCAATAGCATCAAGAATCACCTTAACAGGTTCCAAGAAAGCTTTGTCAAATTGTAGGTCATAGTCAATGTACTTGTCAACACCAAGTTCAAAAGGGAAATCAGATATAAAGGAAATAACATTCTCTCTGATAGGGTTTGCCTTTTTGAGATAGACGAACTTGATTTTCTCTCCATTATTGATAGAAGAATACTTATTAGTCAGGTTCTTCTCTTTGATGTAATGATTATATAGAAGAGCTCCCCGCACATGAATAGGGCATCCCTTTCCATAAATTGTGGAATGTGACCTGTGCTTTAAGACATCAGATACTGTTCTGGGGAAAGCAATCTCCTCTGGTTTCATTCTCCGGAACTTTGCTCTGGCATCATCAATAAAATCAATCACATCCTCTTCTGTGCCCTCCATCATCAGTTTGAGAGCATCCTTAATCATCTTCCTACAGGGAGCAGGTGTAGAGGATTTAACTGCCTCAATACCCATAATCTTCAGTTTGGGTTCATCATACCTAACACCCTCACTATCCCACACATTGAGAATGTATCTCTTCTTAGCAGTCCAGATTCCACGATCAGCAATGTTCTCTCGCTTCATCTGCATCTTCTGATCATATGCATTCACATACGTCGCAAGATCTTGATAAGAGGATTCGATGAACGGTTCCAACTTGTCTTGACAGATCTTGTCAAGTATCTCCACAAGCTTAGCCTTGTTGCCGAGATGATTACTAAAAAATTTATCAACAAGAGGTCCAAAATTAATATAGATTGAGTCAGTGTCTGATGCGATGACATAATCTACATCTTCTGTTTTTAACAGAGTATTTAGATACTTGTTCATCCTATTCTCAATCCAACGGATGGAAGTTTGCCCAGAAAGGGTGATTGCTTCAGCATTTGCTAACTTATAGTACCTAAAATATTGATTACCAATAGCACCATAAGCAGAGTTCAGAGCAATCTTTCTTGCCATCTGAAAGTTATTATACTTGGAAATATCATTGATAGTTTGTTGATGCAGTTTTGCCAACTCCTTATCAGATAGACCAGCATAGGGGTTATCATCAGACGCAATAATCTCCTGTTCTGGTCCTTCTTCTGCGCCACCGATTAAATACCCAATAAGTCCCTCCAGCACATAGCATCTCTACAAGAATAGTAGCAAATTTTTACTTATTTGTCAAGCAAGGGTGGGGTCAATTACTTCTTCCTCCTGCGCTTGATTTCATTCTCAATATCAACCAATGCCTGCTTTGATTGTAGCATCTTCTTTTTGAAGACTGTCCTCTCAGCATACATTTTCTCCATCAGTTCAGGTAAGAACCCCTTCACATCCTTCCTATACATTGCTCCATTGGCACAGACTGCATAGTCCTTGTACATCTCAAAGGTAACAGATTCATCTAGAATCTTATTTACTGTGACTGATGGGTGCCTCTCTTCTACCAGGGTTTCTGGTGAGATGTTGTACTGCATCATAAGGTGTGGATACAGAGAGTTAAGGTCAAAGGATGCCACCCAATCATAAACACCAGGTGTGGGTTCTTTCACATAAGCACCAGCAAACTTGTCACTCTTATCACTCCTATCTTTTTGAGGAATCACAATGTTTCTCCTCTTCAGATAATTGTAAATGATAGTGTCCCACATCCTCACCTGATACATCACATCCACATAGTTTACCTTGGCATCATATGCCATGGTAATAGCAAGTTCAATCAGTTTGAGTTTCTCTTCCAACCTGTCAACCAGTTCCACGTCAATAATGTTGTAGTCAACAAACTTCTTCCAGTTACCTCTGTAGAAGTCTCTGAAGGTTTCAAACTCACTGTGATCCAACTTCTTCTGACCCAGTTCAGTCTCAGCAATAAAGTCCAGTCTATATGACTCACGATTCACATAGGTGAACTTTTTGTATAGATCAAGATAATCCAGTGTAGTGAGTCCAACAATGTCAAACACATTAAACTCTCTTCCTGTAATAGTAATTTGTTCCTGGTTGACCAGTCCCCAAGGTGAGAGTTGCTTCATCTTCTTCTCACCCATAATCCTGCTGATCCTTCCACAAAGATATGGAATATCATACAGTCTCACATTCCAACCTGTAACCACATCAGGAGTATTGTTAGACCACCAGTAGAGAAAAGCATTGAGCATCTCTACCTCATCGCTGTAGTGGTGATAGGTTACATTCTTCTGTGTAGGCACATATGGATGCCTACCCCAAGTTGTGATTTGCTTGGTGCTGTAGTCCTGAATAGAGATGGTCAGCATCTCCTCAGAGCAGGACTCAGGATCAGGGAATCCCCCCTCTGCCTGAACCTCAATGTCCATAGTGACCAAGTTGATCTTTTTGATGTCAAACTTGATCTCTTCTTCTGGATACTTATCAGAAATGTATTGGTAGATATATCTTTCATTCCCATAAATTGGAAATCCATCTACATCATCATACTTCTTATAGAACTCCCTACAGTCCCTAACTGTCCCAGGTTGAATGGGTTCTACACTTTCACCATCAAGTGTTTTCCACTTGCTCTCTTTCTTTGATTTCACATAGAGAGTTGGTTGGTATTCTTCTTTGATAGTAAAACTTCTACCATTTTCAAAACCACGAACCAGGAAGTTGTTTCCAACCACCTGGACATTAGTGTAGAACCTCATTCCTTCACCAGACTCTCATACTTACTCTTCAGTTTACTATTAGGGTCAGCAATAGTCAAGATCTTGTCAGAGTGAATCATAAAAGTATTTTGAGTGGTAAAATCAAGCAACCAAGGACTCAATTCCAAAGAAGATTGATTAAGAACAAATGGTTCAACCAACCTACAATCAGGTTCTCCAAGTTCTGTAGAAACTTCTTCAATCTGGGTAAGAAGAATCTGATTGTTTGTCATAACAATCAACTTAAGATTTTTCATTCTCCTCTTCCTTTTCTTTATTTTTACGCATTTCATCGTGGAGACGATTGAGAGCCTTAATTGATTCAGAAGTTTCTTCCCACTCCCAGGTGTCACCAGATTTAGTCACATATTGTCTAGTTGCCATAATACCTATAACATACCATATTAATTATACCACGAAAAAAAGGGGGTGTCAATCTAAAATCTCTGCCCGCCACCCCAAGTTCTGGCGTCTTTTTCCTGTAGCTACGCCATACATACTCTTCTTATTGATACCTAGCAACTGTGCGGCTTGTGCCATGCTAGTAGTATCATAACTCGTGCCGTCAGGGGCATACAACCTATATCTGTGCCTAACATATCTCTTGTTAGTATTCATATCGCATACCATCTTCTTCTTATAGGCATATACACTCTTAATACCACGTCCAGGCATCCTAGAGTTATAACCCTCCTTTATGGTATTCAACTTTTTTATCCAATATGCTTCTCTTTCATATCTGGCGTCATCCTCTACCTCTTCTACTAATCCATACATAAAGTCATATTGCCGCATAGCAACGTATAGTTTCGTATTCAAGGTTTTAGAGTGAGAGTAATGTATTCCTACACGCCAGTCCAAATTTCTTCTGGTGCTACCTATGTATTTCTTACCAGTTTTCAGGCAACTTAAACAATAAATGCTAGCCATAACTATTCTATTCTAGGGGTATAGTATATATTATAACATAAAAAACCCCCCAGTAAAGGGGGGCGCATAGGGCATTTATTCTACCCCTAGAATAGACCCTATGCCTACCTAGTATAACACAAAATTAGAGTTCAGTCAAATTCTCCTGTTAGAGATAATCTTTACGAGCATGGTGCTCTGGAACTACCTTTCCAAGTTTGACTGTGAGGAGTCCATCTTCAAATGTGACTTCCCTGACTTCTGTGTCGTCGGATAAAGTCCACTCTCTTTGAAAACTTCTTTGAGCCAATCCCTTGTGGATAAACGTCTTGTCCTCCGATTCGGATTTCTGTCCGGTGACATAAAGTTTTCCATACTCCGTGAAGACATTGACCTCCTCCTTTTTGAATCCTGCCAATGCAATCTCTAGAAGAGACTCCACATTATTTAATTGAATAAGGTTGTAGGGTGGATAATTTGTTACAGAATGATTCAGCACCCTATCAAAATAATCATCTAATCCAATACTGTTCTTTGTAATCTTATCCATCAAAGTGGGAAGATCAGCGACAGTATACCTTGAAAGGTTAGTCATTATGGTAGCTCCTTTAAAAGCGAGTTTGTGTTGTGTGGACCCTTACGGCATCCAATACTAATTATACAAGAATACAAAAAAAGAGGTAGGGTAAAAACCCAACCTCTTTATAGGGTGTTCCGACTTGTAGAGTGCCGCACGAATGGCACACACTATTTATTCAGTAGGTTCAGTTTTTCCCTTCTTACCAATATTATACTTTTGCTCCAAAGTCCAGTCATTCTTTTCTTTGTAAGGAAGAACCTTGATTTGATTTAGAGGAGCAATGTCCAGAATAGTGTCTTCCTTTACAACACTA